CTTTTATGTTCTCTCTCTCCCCGGGACGATCAGCACGGTCCAGGCTGGTCCCTTTTCGGTCCGAGTTGATCCGAAAGTGAACCGGGCGTGACCTTATCGGTGGTGGATGATCCGGGCGACTTTGGGGATCGGCTCCTGGATGGCGCGTCTTTGATTGGATTCACGGAGCCACGTCTCTCGACGCCCCTTCTCGGTGGATTGTCTCGAGTCGACGAGGTCATCAAGCTCGCGCATGGCATCGGGTCGCCTCTTTTACCCTGGCAAATATGGCTACTCCGAGATGCTCTTTCGGTCGATGATAAAAACCGCTTCCGGAAGAATATGGTCGCCACGATTGTCGCACGTCAAAACGGAAAGACGTTCCTGGCTACGATCCGCATCCTTGCCGGTCTTTTCTGTTTCGAGGAGGACCACATTATCGCTATGTCTCAAAACCGAGAGCTTACGATCAACACTTTCCAAAAGGTCAGGGCAATTATTGAGCGCACGCCCTGGATGAATGCTCAAGTGAAGAAGATCCGGGAGGCTAACGGGCAAGAGAGAATCGAACTCAATCGAGGAGCCGTGTACAGGATAGTTGCAGCTACGGACAAAGGTCCCCGCGGATGGGACGCCGTCGATCTTTTCTATGCCGACGAAACCCGAGAGCTTACCCCTGCCGCGTGGGATGCTGCCGCCTACACTTTGCAAACCCGCCCCTATGCCCAATTTTGGACGACATCAAACGCCGGAGATGCAAGCTCGGAAGTCCTCAACTCTCTTCGCGATAATGCCCTCTCAAACCCGGATCCATCCTTCGGCTGGTATGAATGGAGCGCCGCGCCGGACCTCAAGCTCGCAGACCGCAAAGCATGGCAACAAGCAAACCCCTCCCTCGGTTGGCTCATCCACGAAAAGACCCTCGCCGCCCACGTCGCCACCGATAAACCCGACACAGTTCGGACCGAAATGCTCTGCCAATGGGTCTCCAACTTAGAAAACCCGTTCCCCTCTGGAGCGTGGGAAGAAAACTTCCAGGCAGACCTCGAGCTCGTACCCGGAGCCCCAACATTCCTGGCGATGGACATCTCCATCACTCGACGATTCGCGTGTCTCGTCGGCGCTCAAATCATGGAGGACGGTCGCATCGGAGTCGGCGTCATCGAAACATGGGAATCAGAGCACTCAGTCGATGACCTCAAGATCGCCGCATCCATCGCAGAATGGGCAAAACGCTACAAGGTACAAGCGATCGCTTACGACCGATTCGCCGCCAACACCGTCGCCGGTCGACTTAACGCTGGAGGCATCCGGACCGTCGACCTTGTCCCCGTCTTTGCTCAAGCATGCGACGACCTTCTCTTTTCAATGACTCACAAACGCCTCGCCCATAGTGGACAACCGCTCCTCGATGCCCACGTCAACGGATGCGCCGCCAAACCTACCCGGGACGGAGGCTGGAGAATTGTCAGAAGAGGCAGCTCTGGAGATATTTCGGCAGCGATTGCTCTCGCGATGGTGGTCCATCAAGCTAGTCAGCCACAGTCCACGCCCGTCATTATCTCCGCCTAAACACGCCCAGCGCTATCCTTGACAAAGACACAAAAGTCTCAACCTCTCCTATATGATGACGGCATGGGATTACTCTCCGCTCTTCGACTCGTCGACAAGGCGGAGCCAACGATCAAAGCCGAACTCGCTCCCCGCATTATGGGCGACGGGGGCTTCACACTTAACTCACCTTTTAGCGTAGGAGCAGCTTCCCGAGATCAAGCGATGGCGGTCCCCGCCGTAGCCAAAGCGCGGAACCTTATATGCGGAACGATCTCGACCCTCGGACTTGAGCTCTACCGCGAAAGCGACGGAGCAAAACTCGGGAAGCCCGCATGGATGAATCAAATGGACCCACGCCAGCCCCTCTCCGTCACGATCGCCTGGCTCCTCGATTCCCTCATGTTCAACGGAGTCGGATATCTACAAATTATCGAAACCTACTCCGACACAGGACGACCCTCTCGGATGGCATGGGTCGGAAACGATCGAGTATTTTTCATGACCAACGCAAACGCCACTCTTATCACCGAATACTACGTCGATGGAATTGTGGTCCCGATGGAAGGTCTCGGCTCACTCATCACATTCCAGGGACTCGATTCCGGCATCCTTGATCGTGGAGCCGCCACAATCCGAACAGCTCTCGCACTTGAGCGCGCAGCTCTCACCTACGCCGAAAACCCACTCCCTTCCGGATACATCCAAAACTCGGGAGTCGATCTACCACCGGATCAAATCACCGGACTCCTACAAAGCTGGAAAGCGGCAAGAAATACAAAAAGCACCGCCTACCTCTCATCTACTCTAAAATTCGAGGCGGTCGCATTTTCACCCAAAGACCTTAACCTTTCGGAAAGCCGGAACTACATGGCGACCGAAATCTCTCGCCTCATGAACGTCCCCGCATATTTTCTCGATGCCCAAAGCGCCTCCAGCATGACCTACTCAAACGTCTCAGACCAAAACCGGCAACTCGTCTCCTACACCTTCCGCTCCTACCTCAGCGCCATCGAGGACAGACTCTCCATGACAGACATCACAGCAGCCGGAAACACCGTCAGATTTGACCTCGATGACTTCCTTCGCGCCGACGTGCTCACCCGGATCGAAGTCTATGAACGCATGATCGCCCTCGGTCTCATCACCGTCGACGAAGCCCGAGCTATGGAAGATCTAGCACCGAGAGGAAACACAGAATGACACGTCTTACATTTGCCAGCACGATCACAGCAGCCGACACCGAAACCCGCACCATCACGGGACAGATCGTCCCCTTCAACGCACCCGGAAACACAAGCGCCGGAGCCGTCATCTTTGCACCCGGCTCCATCACTATCAGCGCCGACAAAAAAACCAAACTCTTCGCAGACCACGACTCCCGTCACGTCCTCGGCTCCATGATCTCCCACGAAATCACCGACACCGGCATCACCGCATCATTCAAGATCGCCAACACCCCCGAAGGCGACACCGCTCTCGTCCTCGCTAGTGAAGGACTCAAAGACGGGCTTTCCGTCGGCGTAGAAGTCAAAGCCGCCAAGCCCAAAGACGGAACCCTCGTCGTCTCCCAAAGTCATCTCGTAGAAGTCAGCCTCGTCGAGAGCGCCGCCTTTGGAGATCTCGCGCAAGTCTCAAAAGTTGCCGCCTCGGAACCGGAGCCGGAAGCACCATCCACCGAAACCCCCACCGATACAGAAGAAGAGGAAGAAATGTCCGAGCAAACTCCCGAGGCAGAGACAGTCGAAGCCTCCGCACCTAAGACCGTCCCCTACATGTCCCAGACCCTTCGCTCTCCCGTAGTAGACAAGCTCTCTTACCTTGAGCACTCACTCCGCGCCTCAATCCTTCACGATGAGGAATCACGGAGCTACATCCGCGCCGCCGACAACACGACCTCAACGGTCCCCGGCATGATCCCTACCCCTCAATCGACGACCGTCATAAACGCTCTCTCAAATGGGGAACGCGGAATGATTGACGCCCTCAGTCGTGAAACCTTGCAAGCCGAGGGAATGACCTTCGAGCTGCCTAAAATCTCTGCCGTTCCCACAGTCGCAGACGTCAATGAGAATGTCGCCGTGACAGAGTCATCTCTTTCCGCCACCTATATCTCAGTCGGCGTCGAATCCTTCAAGGGACGCGCCATCTCCACCGTCGAACTCATCGACCGCTCAAATCCCGCCTATCTTGCCGAGCTCCTTCGTCAACTTGAATTTGCGTACGCAAAAGTCACAGACGAATTCGCCACCGGAACCATCGCAGCAGCCGGACAACAAACCGGCGCACACGCCAACACCGCAGCAGGCTTCCTAGCCTTTGGCGCAGAAGCAGCCGGAGCGATCTACTCATCAAGCCTCGGATTTGGTCAAAACCTTGTAGTGAGCCCCGGACAATGGTCGACGATCATGGGCTACAACGACAACGGAATGCCGCTCTACAACGCAGCCAACCCCTCCAACTCCGCCGGGACCGTCGGCGCTGGATCGCTACGCGGTCGAGTATCTCCCGGGTATAACCTCTATGTCAGCCGCTCAATCGGCAACGCCGGAGCCACAACATCTACCGGAGATTTCTCGATGGTCGTCATTAACCCAGACGCCTGGACATGGTACGAATCTCCTCGATTCCAACTCCGCACAAACGTCGCCAGCGATGGAACCATAGACATTCTCTACTATGGCTACGCAGCGATCGCCCCAAAGATCCCATTCGGCGCATGCTGGAACCAAGTCTGATCCGACCTCTAGCAGCTTCCCCGGAGTCCGAGCGGTCCCTCGGCTCCGGGGGAGCCTCCACCCTTACGAAAGGAGCGACCGATGGCAGACCTAGTTACCGTAGAAGATCTACGGCAAACCCTGGGCATCGGACAGCTCTACGCCGACGAACAGCTTGAAAGCGTATGCGTTGCCTCCAGCGAAGTCATCCTCGCCTACCTTTGGAAAAACACGGGAGCCATTAACGCCGTCCAACTCGTCAACGATGTCGCCCGCATAGCCACCGTAAACCCACACAATTACGCCGTCGGAGAGACCATCAACATCAGCAACGCGGGGGAAACCTTTGACGGAGAATTTACCGTCACCTCAATCCGCGACTACTCCTTCACCTTCGACCTTGTCGACACAGACGTCCCCATCACACTCATCCGACCATTCGCCACCGTCGCCGGACCCCAATACATCGACTACACAATAATCCCAGCCATCCGAGAAGCTGCCCTTTCACTCGCCGCCTCAATCTGGCAAGCCCGCCAAACATCCTCCGGCGGCTCCGTCGCCCTCGACTTCACTCCCTCACCCTGGCAACTCGGCTCCAGTCTGATCTCAAAAGTCAAAGGTCTCCTCGCGCCCTACATGGCTCCCGAAGCGATCATCGGATGAGCCTCCAAGATTTACGGGAAACCGTTGCCGCGTATTACACCGGAGACTTTTATCAGACAAGCATCTATCCTCCACAAATGCCGCTTCCCAATTCGATCATTCTTACAGCAGGCGATCCCTACATCGAAGTGCTCACTCTGGGAACCGTGTCGACCATCAAAGTCAACATGATCCTCGTCCTCACCGTCCCCATGATGGACAATCAAGGAGGACTCAACGCGATCGAGACACTTATCGAAGAAGTACTCACAAATACACCCAATGACGTTCTGATCCGAAACGCCACTCGTCCCTCAGTCCTCAGCCTCAGCTCGGGCGATCTCCTCACCTCGGAGATCGGTCTAGAAATCCTCGCCACCATCTAAAAGGAGATAAGAACATGACAGTAATGTCCACCGGACGAAATCTGACGCTCACCATCGGCGGAGATTCCTACACCGCGCAGCTCACTAACGCGGTCCTCAACACCGCACCGAATCAAGTCACCGTGGAAACATTAGAACAAAGAAATTACAAAACTATCGACAACGCGAGCACATTAACCGTCGACATGATCCAAGACTGGGCATCGGGAAACGCCGGATTATGTTTTAACCTCGCCGACGCCTACCAAACAGCCCCAGACACAGTACTTGCATTCGTTCTCGACATCTCCGGAACCACAGCCTCGGGAAACCTTTTTCCCGTCGCCCCAGACTTCGGCGGAGCATCCCTGGACGTACTCTCCACCTCCATAACCTTCGTCATCGACGGAGATCCCGTCTACGCATAATAGAAAGGTCGTTCAATGCTAAACAGCCGTTGGGAAATAACTTTCGCCGATGGGACCGCTCACGAAGTATCCCCTCTGCCGATACATTGGACACTTGCCGAGAGAGCGTTCAAGATCCCACTCGCACAATTTGAGAAAGAGCTCTCTCTCGACTTCATCTGCCACGTCCTCTTTCAAGCATCAAAAGATCAAGAATTACACGACGCCAAAAATAATGATGATTTCCAGCGACGTATCCTTCGAGATCTCAAACAGGTCCCAGCATTGGACCCGTCAAGCCCGGCAGCATCGCCCGACTCATCCTCGAGTTAGCGATCGCAACCAACATACCGATGAGCGAATGGGAATCTCGTCCAGGCGAGGACATTCTGGCAGCATTCGAGATCCTCGAAAGGAGAGCGAAACGATGACAGCTACAAAAGGCGCGATCACCTCCGTCGATGGATTGCCCGAGCTACTTCGCGCTTTTAAGAGACTCGATGCTGCCCAGAATGCGGAACTCCGTGAGATCACCCAGTCGATCACTCAGAAACACGCAGACGCTCTCAAGAATGCGGCTGCCGGGCAGAAAGACCGAAGAGTCCAAGCACAAGCCGGAGGCATCAAAGCAAAGAAAGACCGCATCCCCACCATCACCCTCGGAGGAGCTGCCAAAGTCCCCGTGAAACGTCTCGGAATTCCACCTACTCGAGGCGACGTCCTCTTCGGAACCGAATTCGGAGCAGATCCAGCAGGAGAAAACGCATTCCGATTCCCAGCCACATCGACGTCACTCTGGCTCTACAAAACCCTCAGATATAGGCAGATGAGCCTTGTCAACGAATGGCAAGACGCCCTCGATATGCTCGCGCGGAAATGGTCGGCGATGTAATGGCAGGCTCCCGCACACTCGTCCTCTCACTTAAGGCAGACACCGCCGACTATAACCGGGGCATGACAAGCGCCGGAAACGACGCCGACGGATTCGGAACCAAACTCGCAGCATTCGGGAAAGCAGCTTCCCAGGCTTTCCTCCTCGCGGGAGTAGCTGCCGTCGCCTACGCCGGAAAGCTCGCGGTCGACGGAGTGAAAGCCGCGATGGAAGACGAAGCCGCACAAGCCAAACTCGCCACCACACTCCAAAACACCACAGGCGCAACCAATGACCAAGTAGCAGCCGTAGAGAGCTACATCTCTAAAACTCAGCTCGCCTTCGGCGTGACCGATACCGAACTCAGACCATCACTCGAGCGGCTCCTTCGCGCCACGAAAGACGTCGAAGAGGCACAAAAACTCCAGACCCTGGCACTCGATATTTCGGCAGGTTCCGGGAAGTCACTCGAAGCGGTCTCGATGGCACTCGGCAAAGCCTACGAAGGCAACACCGGAGCACTTGCCAGGCTAGGAGTAGGACTTTCCTCAGCCGAACTCAGCACGATGTCGATGGATCAAGTCACCCTCGCACTCGCCGAAACCTTTGGAGGACAGGCATCCGTCAAAGCCGACACATTCGCCGGAAAGATGGCAATCGTCAAAGAAGGATTCGCCGAAGCAAAAGAGACCGTCGGCTCATTCATCATCGACGCCCTCACGCCCCTCGTCTCCGGCATCGCCAACAACGTCCTCCCAAACCTCAAATCCTTCGGCGACGAAATGGGAGACAAACTACAACCGATCATCGAAGCCGCCACCTACTTCATCAAAGAATTCCTCGTCCCCTACCTCAAACTACTCTGGGAAGAATTTAAGGTCGTCGTCAACGTTGTCTCACAAATCCTCGGACCCGCATTCGAGGGACTCCAATACATCTTCGAGACCGTAAAAAAAGCCATCGACGACAACTCCGAAAGCTTCGAGCCACTCATCGAAGTCATCAAGGACGTCATTGGATGGATCCAGGACAACCTCGCCCCCGTCCTCGGAGCCATCGTCAAAGGACAGCTGAAAATGTTCGGAGACATCCTCAGCGCCATCATCGGATTCATCGCCGACATCATCTCCGGCATCACCACCGTCATCGCCAAAGTCAAATCATTCGGCACAGCTCTCGGCAACAGTCCCATCGGCGACTTCGTCGGAGGATTATTTGGAGGCGGAAAAGCCGCCGGAGGACCCGTCCAAAAAGGCACGACCTACCTTGTCGGAGAAAATGGTCCCGAACTCTTCACCCCAAGCGGCTCCGGAAACATCATCCCCAACGGAGCAGCAGGCGGCGGAAATGTCACCATCAACGTCACCGGAACCATGATGGACCCCGAAGGCGTCGCCCGAGCCGTCGCACTAGCTCTCCGCAATAGTGCCAACCGAGGCGGCTCATACTCGACCCTCGGACTCGCCACCCTGGGCGTCTAATGACCGACTATTCACCCTACCCACACCTCACCATCAACGGCACAGCCGTCACCGCCAACATCGACAACTCAGTCACCATCTCAAACGGACGAACCACCATCGACGACCAAGCCCGGACAAGCTACGCCAACATCACCCTCATCACCTACGACGACGACTACATCACCGTAAAACCAAACGATCACATCGTCGTCTCCATACCCGAAACCGATGGCACGACCTACCGCGAAATCTTCGGAGGATGGGTCTCCGACATAGACGCCAGCTTCGGAGCCTGGGGACTCATCGGAACCATTAACACCACACAACTCACCGCCGTCGGATCACTCGGCAAACTTGCCGTGAACGCCACCGCCGCCTCCTACCCTTTACAGTACGACGGCGATCGCATCTATGAGATCCTTTGGAGCACCGTCTCCACTCAATGGGACGAAGTCCTCCCCACTCAAACATGGGCTACCGTCGATGCCTCCGTCACCTGGCTCAACTACGACAACCAATACATCGCCAACATCGACACCCCAGGCGTCTACGAAATCGAAGTCTATTCCGGAGGCGTTACAAACGCCCTCGGACTCAGCCAACAAGTCGCCCAGTCAGCTCTCGGAGTCCTCTGGGAAGACGGCTCCGGAGCCATCCACTACGACGACGCAACACACAGAACCGACAACATCGGAAATTATGGCTACACCGAGATTCCCGTCGAATATATTTCGCCCTACGGAACCGTCTCCACACTCTCCACGTCCTACATCGCCAACGTCATCGAAGTCACCTACTCATCCGGAACCGTCACGGGAACCGATGCCACATCGATTGCGACCTTTGGAATCTTGAACCGTCGATGGGAAACACTCCTCGAGAATCAGGCAGACGCACAAACACAACTCGATCTATACCTGGAGACCCGCATCGTCCCACGCCAAAACCTCGGAGCCGTCACCATCCCACTCCACAACCCGAACTTACCCGATGCCCTCCGCGATGAGCTCGTCTCCATCTACAACGGGAAACCCGTCAGCATTCCAGACCTACCCCAGCCGATTTACTTATACGCCTTTTCCGGATTCGTCGAAGGATGGCGCTGGACCATCACCCGGCAAACCGCTTTTATCACCCTCAACCTTTCCGACTATGCACTATCCCTCATCTCTCAGACGTGGGAGCAAGTAAACCCCGCCAAAACCTGGCAGAATATGAGCGCCGCTATGACGTGGCAGAATGCGAGAGTGATCGTCTAATGAGCACCACGACCCCCAATTTTGGATGGACTATTCCCTCCGACACCGATCTCGTTACCGATGGCGCTGCCGCCATGAGAGACCTCGGCGACGGCATCGACACTAGCTTCGTCGATCTTAACGGCGGAACGACCGGACAGATCCTCTCCAAAACATCCGCAACCGATCTTGACTTCACCTGGATCACTAACGACGTCGGCGATATTACCTCCGTCGGAGTCACCTCACCCATCACCGGAGGAGGATCATCCGGAGTCGTTACGATTGCCATCCAAGACGCTCTCACCACTCAAAAGGGAGCCGTACAGCTCTCCGATTCGACCTCCACAACATCGTCAATTCTGGCAGCTACACCGACCGCCGTGAAAGCAGCTTACGATCTCGCAAACGGAGCAATTCCCAAAACACTCACCACCACCACCGGAGACACGATTTACGCATCGAGCGCCAACACTCCGGCACGTCTAGGGATCGGATCGACGGGGCAAGTTCTCACCGTTGCATCCGGACTCCCATCATGGGCAACGCCGGCAGCTAGCGGAAATCAAGGGTGTTTTCTTTATTTAACAGCGGGAAATACCACTATTGCTAACGGAACCGACACCGTCATCTCATGGACCAACGAATCATGGGACACGGATGCGTTCCATTCGACAAGCGTCAACACTTCAAGAATCACCATCCCTGCCGGATTAGGTGGAAAATACCTCCTTATCGCTAACCCACAATTTAGCAACAACGCCACGGGACGAAGAATCACAGTCATCAAAGTCAACGGGACAACGGTCCGAGACTGGGAAGCCGGAGTCTCAACTAGCTCCGGATACATGAACCTTGTCTTGCCCACAATTCTTAATCTTGTCGCCACCGACTACATCGAAGTATTCGTCTTCCAAACAAGCGGCGGAAACCTTGACCTTATTGGCTCAGCCGTCCGATCCACTTCCGTAATGATCTCTTTTCTAGGAGCATAATCATGCACTCATTCACAAAACCATCAGACCTTAACGGCGTTCAACTTATCGACGAAATACAAACCCAAAAGATTCTCGTGGGAGGCTTTCCTTCACTCGATGGCGATGGTGTCCTCTGGCTAGACATAGACGAAAAGGATCATGACAAGGTCGCCACCATTATCGAAAACCACAAAGGACAAGCACACTACAAAGACTCCACAGCCATCGCTCGAACCGCACTCCTAGAACGCCTCGGAATCACAGAGCAAGAGGCGCATCTCCTCAAATGAACCCCAACACCGTCCTCGGAATTGCCCGCGCCGACATTGGCTACAAAGAGGGACCCAATAACGACACCCTCGCGGGCAAATTCACCGGATCAAATTTCCAGCCCTGGTGCGCTTCATGGATCGCCTACACATTCCACAGAGCAGGCTGCCCCAAGCTCTACCCTAAACGCCTTGTAAATTGCAACGATGCCCTTGCCTATTTCGCAAAACTAGGTCAGCTCGTTCCCATAGATCAAGCCATGCCCGGAGACCTCATCCTCTTCAACTTCGACCAAAACCCCACCACCGTCGAACACATAGGCATCGTCCTCACCACTCAAAGAAAACTCAAGCGCATCCTCACCATCGAAGGAAACACAAACAACGACGGCTCCGCAAACGGCGATTCGGTCCAAAAGAAATCCCGGAGCTACGATAAGATTGTCGCCATAGCACGACCTCGATGGGAGACAGTATGAACTCGACCACCTGGACCATCATCGGCATCGGAGCGACCGCGATCCTTATTCCGGCAGCTCGCGCCGTCATCAAAGCAATCAGAGCAAAGAAAAGCACCGCCGACATTGTCGCAGATGCCCTCGAAGCTGCCGTCGATGGGGTAGACAAACGCAAAAAGTAAGCCGACACGCCAAGCAATAAAAGAGACAAAAGTCCCCGGCAGGCTTTACCCTGGAGGGACCTACAACATGGAGGACCACCATGACAGCTTGGGAAATAGTTGGATTCATGCTCGGCACGTTTGGGACCCTTTTCGGGTACGCCATCGGCTACCGAGAAGGCACAAAAGACGGAGAAGCGAACGGATGGCGTCGAGGCTATGGCGCAGCCGCTAAACATTACCGCGACCTAGTGCGTGGCTTATGAGCTTCAATCTCGACGATTACATCGACGCCGCCGCATCTCTGGCATGGGTAAGAGAAAACTATCCGGAAGCCTCACTCCAGCCGACCGACCCACTTCGACCATTCTGGATTGAAACCATCGGCGATAAGACCTTCATCGTCTACTCGGCAAGCCTTTATCGAACCCCCGAAGATATGCGCCCGGGACAAGCGTGCGCGTGGGAACCCTTCCCCGGGCTCACTCCCTACACTCGGGGAAGTGAGCTCATGAACGCCGAAACGAGCGCCTGGGCAAGAGCCTGCCGCGCCGTCATGATGCCCACGAAGAAGATCGCCTCGACGGAAGAAGTGAAGCTCTCGAGGGAACGCCAAGCCCCGACGGAGGATCTTTGGCAAACCGCTCAGCCTACTCGATCGGGACATGATAAGGATCAAGAATCGAGCTTTGACCCGCCGACGTGCGCCCACGGGCTTATGAGATTCTGGGCTCCCAAAGACAAGCCCGGCTCGGGCGCTTACTATTGCAAGCTCGGAAAAGACGATCCCGACAAATGCGAAAGAGTAAGCGCATGAACATCGAGATTCTCAGCCCTATCTGCCGCAAATGCGGGACCACTCTGACGAAACAAAACCGAGGCACATATCTACCCTTCGGGGACATGATCCTCATGGCGGTCGATTGCGCGACGTGTGAGCAAGACGACCGAGTCGATCAGATCTTCGAGGACCTTGAGGAAAGGCTCCTCCCATGAGCCCCGCCGCTCGAGCCACCGACCCCTGGACTTCCAAAGATGCCGCGATGAGAGCAGCCGTTGCACCTCTCCAGGACCGCATCATCTACCTATTCGAGAACAGCCTTCCGATGACCGACGACGACTTGATCGCAGAGTACGCCCGAGCAGCTTCACGCTTCCATTGGAAGCCAGCTTCGCCTTCTGGCATACGTTCCAGGCGCTCCGAGCTCGTAGACATGGGCTACATCATCGACACCGGCAGGACGGCACTCACGCCCTCTGGACGCCACACAATCATCTGGGGACTCAAATGGCTCCTCAACTAACGATTGACCCAGTCTACCCTTGCAAAGTATGCAAAGTCTCAAGACCCATGCACTACACGCCCGAGCTCTCTCATGGCGAAATGCCCGAAGGACTTGATCTCGTAACGTGTTGGGTATGCAAAACGACGCAAGTACGCGACTCAAATGAGCGCCTGGTGATGGTCTCATCTATTCGCAAAGCATGGGCGATCCTCGCCGATGACCTAATCTATCCTGGGGATAACCTGGGGACGACACTCCCGACATGAACGAGCCCATCCGCCGATGCTGGTCATGCGGAGATTACGCCTACGAGGACTCCGACTGCCACTCCTGCCTAGCCAAACCCTACAAAGAAACACGCTCTACCATAGTAGGAAACCTACAAAGCCCCACCCCTGGGGATAACTTGGAGGAGTTGACATGGTCGATAGGATCAACGCGCTCCCCACGGAGCCCCTCCGGGCGCTCAAGTGGTGGGTCGCTATGAGCCTTGTGGGGGTCTATTGCCTCAGCCCGGCACAAGGGGCGACAGCCAAAGAAAACCCTCAGCTGATGCTACAAAAGATGGTCAACTCACAAGACTACACATGCCTCAGCACCATCATCATGGCTGAATCATCCTGGAACCCACACAACATTAGCCCCACCCACGACTACGGACTACCACAAAGACACATGCCCACACACACACCCAAACAAATCAAAGCCTGGCTCACAGACACACACAAACAACTCACCTGGATGATCACCTACACCCACACACGCTACGGATCACCATGCAAAGCACTCGAAGCACGCAAGATAAAAGGCTGGTACTAATGCAATCAGCACTTAAAACATCCGGCAGCACTACACGCTGGAGAAAAATCAGAGAAGACATACTCAGAAGAGACGGCTACATCTGCTACTACTGCCACAACACAGCAGACTCAGTCGACCACATCATCCCACGCACACGCATCCCAGAAGACATGAAACACCTCATAGATCACCCCGACAACCTTGTCGCAGCTTGTATGCGTTGCAACCGCGCAAAATCAAACCAAATTTCAGTTTTTTCTACACGCGAAAACACCTCCGCCCCCTT